GTCAGGGTCTGTAATTGAAGAAACTAATTTATTATAACCGCCAATTCCACTCGCTACTGTTGTCGGATAAACTGTTAAAGTACTTGGTAAATCTTCTAAGGATATAAAATGAGATGTGCCATTGTCGCCATCATTTATTAAATCGCTTGTTTTTGTTGGAATATTTGGTTGTAATACCCAAACAGCAGCCGTACTTGTGTTGTCAGTACAAATGTATAAATCACCATCGTCTAAAATCCAACGTGAACCAACTATAAAGCCTTTACTTATATCATCTGTAGCTGCAGGAGTTGTTGTGAAATTGTGGCTTACTTCTCTAATAGTTGTGCCACCGTCGCCCATTACATAAAGCCTACCAGCTTCCCATTTTAATTCGTAACCAACTGAACAAATTTGAGCTATACCGTTTGCTCCTCCATATCCTGCATCAATTGTACCTTTTCTAAGTAAAGAACCGTTGTCTAATATTATAGAATCTCCACTTGAAATAGATATGTTTTCGCCATTTGTAGTATTGCCTTCAACTAAAACCTCGTTTAAATTTTGAGTACCTCCGCCACCCGTGCTTTCAATAATAGGGTTTAATGGGTCGGTATTGTCAATTGTTATATTTGTACCCGCTACAACCGAATCTAATTTACTGCCATATAACTCGGTAAAATTTGCATTTGCTTTTTGTTGCGAAGCTCTTAAAGTATCGCCTGTTCCGTCATTTGCCGCTGCTCCTACGTTAACTATTTGTTGTGCCATTTTTCTTTAAATATATTTGCAGTTTTTCAATTGTTTTTTTAGCTTCTCGCTCTTTTTTACCAATATCCGAAGTCGGTTTCGTTGTCATTATCGCTTTTATTTCGTTTGTTTGTGTAGTCCATACCGTCAAAATACCAATTGCCAATACTTGATTTTCTTGCAGGTGTTACCGTTCCCGATACATAAGAATAATATTCTGGTATTGTATTAACTGCTAACCATTTTTCCATTCTTTGTAAATACATTTCAGCTTTAGTCCTTTGATTTTCAACTAAAAAATCTACCTCATTTTTTTCTATTGCAGTTCCGTTGCTTGGTGTATGTTTATATATTCCACCATTGCTAACGTGGTACGCTCCGATTTTAAGGTATTCAAGTGCGCTTTGATGTATTAAAAAAGGTTTAATATACTTTGTATGTAAAGTCAAATAATTGCCCGCTAAATCATCGTTTTCAAAGTCTGTTTTAATCTTCTCATAAAGCGTTTCGCCTAAACATTCTTCTAATTTAGATATTTGAGCGTCTATAATACAAAATTTATAGCGGTCTACATCAATATTGCCACCTAATAAAGTGCTTTCTGTTATCTCGTTATCGTTTAATAATATTGTTTCCATTATTTTCTATAGTTTGGGTCTAATGACCAATAATTATTAGAAGGCGAAGCTATTTGTGCTACTCTTACATCGTTTTGCTCGAAGTTAGCCTCTTTACGTAATGATGGGTCTAAAGCATTTAACAACTCCCTTGCTTTTTTAGCCGTTATTTTATCATTATTCTTTTTAATATAAATATTTCTCATCCAAAAGTGCTTACAATTTACCCCACCTTTAAATAAAAATAAGTCGTAAGTATCAGCACCTCTCGCTCCTAATCCTTTGTTAACTGCTTTCTTACTTGCTGAAACAATATCTTCTTTTCTATAAATCAATTTAGATTGTACCATTTTACGACAAAATTCTCTTTGTGGTGTTGGATTACCTGCGTAAGAATAACGAATTTTAAATAAACTTGTATCCTGTTCACTATCTTTCATTGGAAAATTAGAAGGCGCGTAAGCTAATTTAAAAGAAGTTTCTGAAATTGGGTCGTCGCTTCTATATTCTCGTGAATCTAATAGTTCCCATTCGTTCTCGTCTAATTCTTCGCCTAATCCTAATAATTCATCGGCTAAAATATCGTCTGTATGTTCGTGTGAATCTTGCTTTGATAGTTGAGTAGGTTGTTCGCTTGTTGTTTTAGGTCTTAAAGGAATAAAATCCAAATCAATATTAAAACCGTTTTGATTTAAAACAAACATTAAGGCATCTAAAATTACTTCCTGTTTTGGTTGTATAACATTTAACATCAATTCGTCAGACGCAACCTGCATTTCATCGGCATTATTTCCGAATCCTGTAGCATCTTTAATACCGAATAAAATAGGCGAAGTTACCCTATGAGATAACATTATTTTCTGCATTGCATCGGCAGTCAAAAACTCATACTGTTTGTGCGCATCACTTACAGTTAACGCTTCAATAGTAACGCTATTTTCTTTGTTATCGTTATAAGCTAAAACGAATTTACCAGCGTTTGTACTACCTGCTAAATTTTGCCTAAATGAATCGAATATAGCTTTCTTTTGTTCTTCAGTTTTGTCTGCTCCATCGTTAAAATTGATAATATGACCGAACGATAAGCCGTTTTTAATATGGTTAACTACAAAGTTAGAGTATTCTTCTTCAAAAACAGCATAAGGCATACCGCTTAAATAAGTCGGATCGCTGAAATAAGTTTTTCCAACTTGGTAGTCTGAAATTATATAAATTGCTGAACCGTTTTTAATTGTATCAAAACCAAAGGCAGGTATTTGAATAGGCTCGTATTTTCTTGGTTGTGAAAAATCTCTTGAATACCAGTAGCTTTTTATATCGCCATTTTCATCCATTTTGTTTGGTACGATACAATTTTTAGGTGTATGTTTAATTTGCATTACATTACCGCCCTTAAAAATTATCTCGATACTTGCCTCGCCAAATAATGAATAATCCTGACAAACATTTTTTAAATCTTTTTTAGATAAGATTCTCAAAATATCCGCAAATTGGATAGCCTTTGTACTTTTTTGATTTGATGTTAAACCCTTGCCGTAAATATATTGTGCATAAGCATCAATAATAGCTCTATTGGTTGCGCTACCATTATACCTATCAATAATCTCCTGATAAAAACTATTTTTGTCGCCATTTAAAACAAAGTCTTTAGAAGCACTTTCTTTTATTTCAGGTCTTACATAGTTGCTTAATTGTAAAATTTCTAAACTCATATATTTGTAGCATAAGCCTTACCTCTATAAAGTAAGTTGTCGTTAGTATCGTAAACCTCAAATTCATAATTACCACCTTCAGAAAAAGTATGCGTAAAATCAGCGGTTAAATATCCGTTTGTATTTGTGCAAGTAAGGTTATGAGTTGTTTCGGTTTGTCTTAATTCATTCCTTAAAACCATTGTAGCCGTAGTAACGTAATCACGTGGTATGATTTGTAAGGTATGGACTGTGTCGGTTGGATCAAATATCTTCATATTTATTAAACGTTTTTTTAGTGGTTTGGTATCAAAAAAAAAGCGTACCGATTAAGATACGCTTTAAAACAAAAACACTATGAAAAAAATATTATGCAGTAACTACTTGCGCTGAAACTAAAGCCAATAAAGCAGTTTTAGCAGCACCTGATAAGAATGGAGCAAAGTTATTATCTCTTGCCTCTAAAGCTAAAGTATAACCGCTCGCTTCTGTACTCATAACTCCTGTAGTAGCTTCTAATCCTGAATCAATACCTACAGCCTTAACATTTCCGTTATAATCGTGAATAAATGCAACTACTCTACCATAGAGTAAAGATTGTAATTCTACTTCAGTTTCTTTGCCTAATTTAGCTAAATTTAAAGCTAAAGCCTGAACAATTTCAATAGTTCTATTATCGTTGTTAACAGTTGCAGTTTCAATTAATGAATTTCCTGCACCTTTAACTTCATAACGAAAAACTTCAGTTAATCCGGCAGGTAAAGAAGCAATTTCTTGAGCGGATACCGTATAAGTATCGCCAGTATAAAGTCCAAAATCTACAAATCTAATTCCCGTTCTCGAATCTTTACACGGTAAAGTCCGACCTTTTAATATATCACAAGCCATATTTATATATTTTATTAAAAACCGCCCAAATTAATGAGCGGTTTAAGTTATTGACTATCCTACGTAAAGAACGTTGAATTTTTGGTTAACAACGTGAGCGGCTAAAGTCATATTGTTTTTAAGGAACATATCTTCTCTGTTCAAAGCAATTTTATCTAACTGCATAACGTTAACATCTGAAGCTAAATCAGTCGCCCAAATCAAATGAGATTTCAAAGCAGCGATAACAACGTTTTCAGGAAGTGGAACGAACTCACATTTTAAACCGTTAAAGTAAATGTTTTCGTAAGCTGCATCCGCATCAAATGGCTTAGTATAATCAGTTGTTACGTTGTTAGCTTGTACAATCATTTGTTTTACCGAACGTGGCAAGTACAAAGATGGTTTTTCAGCAGCGTTCAAAGTAGCAGCAGGAATAGCAGCGTAAACTTTGTCTAATTCAGCTTTTAAAACAGAAGCAGTTAAAGTAGTACCTGCAACTTTGATTCTTGTTCCTACTCCTGCAGTAGCTGAAGCGTTAGAATCATTGTAAATCATTTTAACTAAGATACCGTCAATTTGACTTGAAGCCAAAGCAGCAACTTTAGTTTTTTCAGCAGCGCCTACCGAAGTGTTCCCTGTTCCAGCAGTTAAAGCAGCCACAGCCGTTTTAGTTGCAGCAGTTGCACCATTCCAAAATTCATTTTCAAAAGCGTTTGAAATTTGTTTAGCGTATAAACCACCAATTACAAGTTGTTCAAATTCTGAACTCATAATTTCCCAAGCACCTGGCTTCATATCTCTTTTAAATCTTGAGAATCTCAAAGTATTAGGGTCAAACTCTTGGTAGAATTGAACTTTTGTAGGAGTAACCGCTACGTCAAAAGCAGTAAGTGAACCTGCTGAAGTTGGAACTCCTGAAGTGTAAGCTTGTAGAGTTGCAGTAGCAGTAGCTTCCGTGAAGATAGTTTCCGCTTTTACATCTTCTTCAAATGTAACTAAAGCTTTTGCAATAGTGTTATTTTCAAATAATAATTCTTCTACGATAGGCTCTGCTGCCTTTCCTCTGTAGTTAACTGAATTGTAAGTAATTGCCATAATTTTTATTTATTTTTTGTTAGTCTAAATTTTTCCAAAGCTGTCATTTCTTCAAATGATTTTTCTTTAGCTGGTTTGTTCTTTGTTAATGAAATAATTTCTTTTTGTTCTTCAATTTTAGCGGTAAAATCAGCTTTCAATTCAGCTTTCATAGCTTCTAATTGAGTTCCGAATTCTTTAGCCAATTGGTAAAAAATCTCTTGCGTGTGTTTCTCTGATTTTACACTACTTGGAGTAGCTTTTTCCATTTCAGCAGGAAGTTCTTCTTCGGCTTCTTCAGCAGCTTCGGCTTCTCCCTCTGACAATTCAGAAACTAAACCCTCCGCAACTGTCAATACCATACCATTTTCAAGGATGTACTCGCCATCAGGTAACGGCATAACATCGCCATTCTCATTTTGGATAGTTAGCGGCATTCCTACTGCTAAAGTATCGCCCTCAAAGTCAATCGTCAAAGATTGGTCCTGAGTCTTAACGCTACCAAGTGCGATTTCTTCTTTCTTAATTAGAGAAGCGAAACCATCCTTTATAGCGGATAAAATTAAATCTACATTCATATTCTCGGTTTTTAAATTAATACGTTCTAAATCAAAGAATCCATCTATACTAAATCCTTTTACTTTGCCTGTTTTTACAAAGTCGTTCCAAATCTCGTCGTTATTTACTTTCATAGAAGCGAACCAAGTTCCTACTGGTTCATTCATTCCGTATTTAACTGACTTATCGTTTATCTCATCTTCTTTGATCCAACTTTCAACAAAAGTTACATCCTTAAGTTTTTGCTCGTTATCGTGTTCTAAAGTAGAAGCGTTTTGGTAACCTTGTTCAAAAAAGTTTTCCATTGACAAACGAATAGTTTCAGCAGGAAAAACGATGTTAAACTCTTTTCCGTTTTGGTTACGGTAAATTGGTTTATTTGGAATTAATACCGCACCTAAAAGAATCCTTTTTTCATTGTCGATAGCTTTCAACTGAATCTCTTTTTGTTCGCTTAATGCTATAAAATTTGATTCCATTGCAGGACTTTCAACTAATGAAATGCCGAATACTCCTTCGGTTTCTTCTTCTTTAAATATTACTTTGTATGTTTCCACTAGGAAATACTTCTTAAAATAGTGTCGTTTTTTTCTCCTGTTTTTATTTGTTCATTTAGATTTAATTCTATAGAAGCTAATTTTCTTAAAATAGAATCCTCTCCTAACGTTTTCGCAGCAACTTTTAGAGGCTCTAATTCTTTAATTAAAGTTCTTGCCTTAACTGCTTTTTGTCTGTAAAAATTAGCTAAAGAAATAGCCTCGTCTTTTCTTGAAATAGAGTTTGCAGTCACCTCTTTTGATAAATCATCTGCTAGTGCCAACTCAAATTTTATTCCTTTAATACTTCCCATAATTATATATATTTAATAGTTTAACGAAATTTATTTTTTTTGGTATCATTAACCCCCAAAAGTCGCTGTTTTTACTCTATTTCTGTCAAGTGCCTGTGATGTCGTAACTGCTGAACTTACTACAAAAGCTTCTATTGGTCTGTTTTGTTGTCCTGCTATTGTTTGCGCTAATTGGTTAGTACCGCTTTGCCCTACTATGTTAAATTGTGGTGCGGTTGTTTGAGTTGCTCCTCCTCCATTTGCTGAACCACTACCGCCAACAGAACCACCACCACCCAAAGCGGATAAACCTTTTGCAGTTGCAGCTATTACAGAACCAATACTCAAAGCCATTTTAGCATATAAAACCGCTGAAGTAGTTAAACCAAATACCCCTTTGGTCGCTACTTCTTTTGACGAACCTACGTTAGTGTTATTTATAATTTCAGCAATAGACAAAGCACCATTTGCAACTAAAGCAATCTTTTGAATCTTTTTATTTTTCTCTCCTAATCCTGCTAAAATAGAGACTACATTTTGAGCGGATTGAATAGCTAAAGCGTTAATATTTCTTTTTTCTTCGGCTACCTTTTTCTCTCTTGCAATATCTTCTTCAGTTCTTTTTACCGCTGCGTCCGATTGAGCAAACCAATAATCTTGTTCGGCTTTTTTATCAGCTTCAATTTTCTCGTCTCTTAATTTTTGTTCAATTTCTTGCTGTTTAAGATTAAGTTCGTTTTTATCATTTAGAAATTTAATCTCTAATTCTAAAGTACTTATATTTTGTTTTTCTAAAAGAGAACGTTCGGCATTGTATTTTTCTGTTAGCCTTTCTAAATCTGTTTTTCTTATTTCGTCATTTGCTTTTTTAGCATTTTTAGCAATTTCTTTCGCTTCATCTCTTAATCGTTTAGCTTTTTCTTTGGCTATTTCTTCCTTCTTATCTTTAGAAGCTTGTATCTCATCTTCTCTTTTAATCTGTTCGTTTAAAGAATCATTAACTTCTTTTACAACCTTTGCATTTTGGTTTATTTCGTACTCGGTTCTTTTATCTGTCGCTTGTTTTTGAAAAGCATCGTATTGATCCTGTAATTCTTTTTTCTTTTCATCGGTTAAATTTCCTGCTTTTAATTCGGCTTTGTAAACCTCGTCAATAGCATCCATTTTTTCCAAAATACCAGCTATTTCACTTGTTAAATTTCTTTGTTTAGTTGCAAAGATTTTTTCTTCATTTGCTCCTTGCGCTTCTAATAATTTTAAACTTCTTTCATTTTGAGAAACCAATTCGTCATTTAAAGAGATTGTTTCTTTTAATTTTTTATTTAAAATTTCAGCATTACTCGCGCCTCCGAAAATAATTGATTTTAATTTATCAAAATTAGCCACTAATAAACCAATCCCAACAACTAAAGCACCAATTCCTGTAGCTACTAAAGCACCTCTAAACGCTTTAGCTGCTAAAGTTGCGCCATTCATTACAAAATTTTGTATTGCAATTGCTGCTGCTAATGCTTTTTGATAAAATAAGTTGTCTTTTACAACCGCTAACAATTGTTTAAAATTGTCTACGCTTTCCCCAACAGCTTGAATACCTTGCGTTATTGCCATAGCGGACTGTACTTTGAGAATCATTTTTTCTACATCTTGACTCTCCGTACCTAACAAACCAACCGCACCCTGAACGGCTGCGAATCCACCTGCTACACCTCCAAGCGTTGAAGTAAGTGCTTTAAATTTAGCATCAGGGTTAAACGCATCTGTTAACGCTTTTGCATCTCCAATAGCGTCTTTTAATTCTGATGCTCTTTTTGCCGCTTCAACTGCTTGTTTAGAAGTTGCTCCAAATTTTGCACTTAATTCGTTAACCTCATTTTGCGCTTGCCTTAATTGCGTTTTAAGATTGGCGACGTTTTTAGTCGTTGCCTCTACGTTGTCTACAACTTTTACATTAACTACCTTTTCGACCATTCTCTTTTTATTTTTTTAGTTGCTTTTTTAAATGTTTTCGGTAGTTCGTATTTACCCTTTGCAATATCTATATTTTCGCTACAATTTAACCACTCGTGCAATTGTAATAATTCTAAAACCGCTTTTATCATTGTGTAATTATTAAGTCAAAATTAACCCCTCCTATAATATAACGTAAAGTACCAGACCTGGTTGCTCCTGCATTTGCGTTTACAGTTACCATAGTATAATCTGACTTATCGCCAATATTTTTATCACAACTAAACCACGAAACTCCATCGCCTGTATCGATTTTAACAACCGACCAATTTGTATTAGCATTTACTTTTACTTCAAAATACTCTTTGGCATTTGTGCTTGTATAAGTTGTTCTACTTATTCCGTTTACTATAAATGAATATAAAGCATCGTAAGTGCTAATTCTGTCAACTGTTAAATTATCAGCATCTACGGTTATATCAGTTCTATCTACAGTTAAAGGAATTTCATTAGCAATAGTGTCAGCTGGCAAAGAATAATCAGTAAATATTTCAAGGTATGCATCGGAATTTATTAAGTTAACTTTTAGGTTTGATATTTTGTATTTATTTTTATTGATTATCAATTTATCATTTAAAGATAATCGGCTTAAAATTGATATTGGCAACTTACATTTTAAATTTAATACCCTTGTTTTTTGGTTGTATAAGTCATCCACATAAGTTTTCCAAAAGTTCTTATATAATGAATTTTCAACTATTGTTAAAAAATAAGTAGAAACTTCAGCACCGAAATTTAAACTATTTGTTATTTGGTTAAAGTCTGCATTGTCTTCCGTTGCTGTTAGAAAAACGCTACTTAAAGAAATACCGTCAATGTAAATAGGATCGGTTAAAGTCACTAATCCATTTTTATAAAACATATACGGCTTACCACTATAAGGTTCAAGTTTCAAATCAATTGACGAACCTAAATGCAAATTACTTGTAACGCTTGGAACTATTGTAACATCTTCTAATCTTTCAAAGTTTAAATTTTCAAATTGGCTTTCAATCTTTAAATCACTTCCTGCAATATCGTCATATTTAGCCTTTAAATCTCCGTATCCAATTCCGTTAGTATCTAAATATTGTTTACCTAAAATAGCTCCTGCTTCTTTATATTTAAACTCGATTAATTTTTTAATATCAGGTTTTTTAATTGTGATGTCGTCAATATCTATTAAGTGCGTTATGTCGAATGTATCGCCTTTACTATACCAACTATCTAACGTATCAATATAATAATCGTTAGCGCTTGTCGGAACTATTATAAGGTTAAATTGGTTTATTAAACTACCGAAAAAGTCCTTTAGTTTTAAGCTCGGCATATTGTTAGAAATAGATATATTACCTACTATAGTCTGTTCCGAAAATGTAGCTTCTTTGCTTATAAAAGTCCAACTACCACTACCCGGAGGAAAATATTCTTGTATATTATAAAGTGTAATAGTGCATTTAAATTCTTGAGTTACATTTATAAAAAAAGTATGTTTTTTTCCATCTCTATCAGCTCTAAAATCCGAATTAGTAGTTCCTGTTTTTTCAGGTATCGTAGTCCAAACTACATCATCTAATTCACGCTCTAAAATATAAGGTACATTTTCATAACCTGCTGAAGGAACTACTTTAATACGTAATTCAGAACGTCTATAAAGACTACTGCCAAATGAATTGCAAATAATAGAATTTTCTGTTAAATCTACAACGTTAGGAAAATCTTCTAAATTGCCTTTAGTTGTAAAATCTATTTGCACTCTTTGCCCTGCGTTGTCTACTTCTTTAGCATCTTTATGCAACCATAAAAAAAGATTATGAAAAACAGAACGCCCGAAAAAATCTCGTGAGAAAGTTACGTTTAAATCGTTTTCAATTGCTTCAATTATCCTTATTAACCTTATAGCTGGTTTAAAATCAGTAAATTTAATTGTATTACCCGAATCAATTATATCGTTATCCGAAGCATCTCCATAATTAATATCTTTTGTGCTTGTAATCATAGGGTAATAAATATCCCCATTATGAATCGAATCGCTATACATAGCATCTGTAACGTCTGTTTCGTTATAAGAATGGTCGAACGCTGTTAAGTCCAAATCTTTTAACTCAAGATCGCCCATTGAATCCGATAAATTAACTACCTTATTAAAAAAGGTTAATTCATAACTTGAGATTTGACCACCTTTTAATTTACAGCTTTCTAATTGAATAACTCCATATTTAAACGGCAAGGTATTTATTTCAATATATGATAAAACCCTTTTATTTGCATTGAATAAACCGTCTACAGTTGCATCGTACCAATGCGAAAAGATAGCATTATTAGCAGGAGTTGCAGGAACGGAAAACCCTTGTGTAAATTCAGCAAAGACTTTCGAAATATCGGATATATTTTTTGATGTTAGATTAATACTTATATCTTCATCTTTAAATAAATCTAATCTTTGATAGTTTACTTCCGCTACATCTGAAATATATAAAGCTATGTCCATTTATAGTATATCATTTAAAAGGTTAAAGCTATATTCAAAATCCATAGAGTATTGAATCAATTTATTATTTAATTTAGTTTTCTTTTCGAATGTATTCTTTAGCAAATTAACTGGCAAAACCGCTCCGTTTTCTTCTAAATAAATAAACTCACTTAACATTAATTCTGTAAATAACGCATTATAATTTTCAGGTATAAAATCAGTATTAACAGTTACCTTTTCTTTTCCGTTTACATTATAAGTCTGCTTAACATGTTTATTTAGGGCATAACTGCCATAATTAGAAATCAAACCGTTATAACTTTCGTTAGTAAAGTCTTGGGTCTTTTTACTCAATTTATTAAAAGGAATAGTTTGCCAAACTCCGAACTTATTCTTAAAAATGCAATTCATTAAAGGGAATTTACATTCTTCTTTAACCGTAAAGCTATGCGTAAAAGTAGTATCCCCAAAACCATAAGCAAAAACCACATCAAAAGAAGTTGATCCGTCAATATAATTAGCCACATTAATATAACCTATCTTTTGGTTAGAGTAGTCCTGACTAAATGTAAAAGGTACGTTAATACCATTTGCAGTAATCGTTGTTAAACCCTCTGTAATAAAATATAGAGGATAATCGCTATCGTTGTATATAATATGGTTTGTAATGCTACTTAATATGTTTTGCTGAAATTCTATAGTCGATAAGCTATCTACTTCGGTATGATATTTAAAACCATCTACAGCTAATACTGTTTGGTTTGCTTGGTATTGTTCCGCACCTGCTAAATAAATTTTAGCATCAATATAAACCCAAACGCTATCTAATAATGAAGTGGTAAACGCTCCATCTATTCCTATACCGTTGTAATTACTTTTTACATAATCGTTAACCAATTTATGAATATCAAAATTAATAGCACCTTGACCTACTTGCACAACTGACTTACTTAAATTATAAGTAGAAGTTGCTGGTCTATCATCTATTTTATGACCTCGATATATAAATATTTCAGCTGTAATTTCGTCAAATGTAATACCCGGCGTTAGTTTAAAATGATACGGACTTCTTGAAAGTATTATTTGTTCGTCTAATACTTCAGGAACTATTAAAGCAGGTATTGTATAAGCTTCAATTGTATAAGTTAACCAAGCTGAAGTGTGCGCTGTTTGGTCGGGAAAATTAACAAATTCAAAAGTATCCGTGCTACTATTAGAACCCCAAATTAACTCAACTACATTACCAACTATTGAAACCTCATAATAAAAGTTATTGAAAAAATATGTTTCAACTGCGAGCTGATATGTTAGCCAAAGTTTAAAATTATTCGCAAAATTGTTAATACTTGCGCCCTTTACTATTTCGTTATTAGCAGGAGAATCCTGATTTGGTAAAGTTAAAAGATAAGGATCAGTTCCATATTCAACAGTCGGAGTGAAAATTACTATCTTTTCAAATAATGTTACACCGTCTTTTTTAAGTCTAAAGTTTCTTTGGTTGTACCCTGTTATGGTACTCGTAGGAAAAGTAAATGTTATTTTTTGCCCCATTATTATTTTAATGTAAATTTTAAAAATGATTCTACGTCTAAGCCGTATGCTTTTACTAATTCTTCAGGTAACTTTTTAAATCCATCTTCAAAAGGTTTGCTAAAAAACCTTGTTGGCTTTGTTCCTTTAGTCCAAATTGAGCGTATTATTAATTGTGCGGTTTGTTCATAACTCATAAATCTACCTGTAGAAGTTCCATCTGCTTTCCTTTGTCTAAATTGGAATCTCCTTGCTTTTACCCAACCTCTAATACCCTCCGTTAATCCTCCAGGTTTGCCTGAACCACTACCAAACTTAAAAGGACTATTTGGGGCTCGTTGACTGCTGAATTTACCTTTAACTCCTAAGTCTAAAAATTTACCGTGATCTTCCATCTCGATATAGTTCTCAATTGAATTAGGGTTTACTTTTGATGTAGCTTTTAAAGAGTCTGTTAATTTTTTAGAAACATTATTTGTACCATATTGACCACCCTTTAAAAGATTTTCACGTGCTTGTTTAATTACATATTGATTAAACGCCTGAAGTGTACTTAATGTTTCTTCTTTATTTAACATACCGTAACTTCATTTGTTATTGATAATTGTAAATCCACAGTCCAACCGTCTAACGTATCTTTGAACTCATAAATAACTGGCAATAGACTTGGCTCGTTTAAAAGTTCAATATCTAAATTATTTCTTTGAAGTTTCAAATCCATTATAAGGCGATTTAATACAGCAAAGCAGGTATTAAGGTTGTCTAATTCATTATCATTTTTTAGGAATTTATCGGTATTCATTTTCTTTGATACGTTGCGAATATCTAAAACTTGAACCGTAAAATTAAATATAGATGTACCTTGCCCAAAACTTCCATTAGTTACCATCAAATGCGCTAAAGGAAATAAATCTTTTTTATTTTCAGGTGCTTCACCGTGTACTATGGTATTAACATCAATATCGTTTTCTAATTGAGTTTTTAAATAATTGATAACTTTATAAAAACTATTCATACTTTTTAATTTGTTTGTTACTTTCGTTAGCCAAATCGACTTTAAACTCTAAAAACATTAGGAACTCGTGTAGTCGTAATTTAGTCGCTCTTTCAAAATCGAAGATATTTCCGTCAGCGACTGTAAAAATTGATTGATACCAACCCCATTTTGAGCCAAAGCTGTTTCCAAAAGTATCTTGTTTTTCGGTTGTGCTAAATAGTCCTTCATAGATATCAACAATTCGTTGCTTAAATTCCAAAAAAAAAGCATAGAACCCAAGACAATCTCTAAATTTAGCTTACTAAAATCAGTATGCTCTCCTTTATAGTCCTCTATATTGTACAAATTTTTCATTTTGTTTGCAATAGGTCTGTATAAAACATTCATCGCTTTAGGATAGGTATCTTCGCTTTTTAAATATGTTTCTAAATCAATATACTCTCCAGCAGGAATGTCATCTAAATTAGGAATGAAACCGTATTCTTTGCCGTTATAAATAAAACGCTGTATAAATCTCGGTTGCTGTTTTAATACCTCACTAATTTGTAAAACTATCTCATTAAAATCTTTCAATTCTATATTTTGTGCGTCAGGTACTGAAATATCGCAAAAGATGCTAACCATTGCTAAAGAAACAAATGAATCACTTTGATTTTCTTTAATAACTTTTTGAAACAATAGAAATTGTTCAAGTCTTATATCCGCTAAAGTTGTTGGTATTTTAATCTTCATATAAGTATAACGTTTTTATCCTAAAATGGTTTGTCCTTTTGATAATTTGTGTAACTGAAAATATACAGCGTATCTTAAAGCGTCAATAGCATGGTTAAATGCATCTACTGGAGTATCTGACTTTTTATCGCTCCAAGTATAATTATTTAATTCCTTTACAACATTTGTACTATCAGGGTCAATAATCAATTCATAATCCTGCATTAAACTTAAACCTGCCGTAACACTTCCAGCACCCTTAATAGTTTCTTTTATATTGTTACCTCGTATTCTTAACTCGTGGATTAAACGTGGCTCGGCACTATCAGCAATTATCAATTGATTATCGCAATACCTTTGATTTAGTTCGAATATTTCGGAGGTTGTAAGTTTAGATTTATAAACTAATTCCTTTACATAAATGCGTTTATTTGTCTTGTCTATTGATGTCTGTATTAATGTAGTCGGGTCAATACTAAAACCAAAATCCTGACCATAAATACTTGGCGCAACCTCCTCAAACTTTCCAAGCTTCCAATTTGTAAAGACAACTCCTTCGGCTTTATCTAACCAACCGCCTAAAATAACGTGCCTATATTTTTCTTTATTATTTTCTCTTATGTTTTCAATTTGAGCGATAAAAGATTCTGAAAGGTATTCTATGTTATCTTTATAATCCGTGTGTATGTAAGTTGTATTTCCGTTTATCAAATTAGAAGCTGGTTCTACTCCTTTACTTTCAAAAAACTTCTTATAAATAAAATGCTCTTTTGTCGTTGGATTTAAAACTAAAATAACTCTATTTTGTTTTGACTTATCACGTATAGAAAAATCAATCTTATCGAATACATCTTCATCCACAAGTTCTTCAGCTTCATCTAAAACCCAAGTAGTAATTCCAGCTAAAGATTTTAAGTTAGCCGTTTGAGTTCCGCTGCTTGTTTTAATACCTTTAAATAGTATTTTAGAACCTGTCTTTAAATTTACAATTTCATCTTTAGTGATATAAAAATCTTGGCTTAAATCCGCTGTTTCAATCTTGTCTATAAATTCAGGAATAATAGAAACGTGCGCTGAAGTTAAAGTATATCGAGTAAATAAAATAACGTGTCCGACCTCGTATGTTAACAAAAGTAGAAAGGAGTTCACAGAATACGACTTCCCTGAACCCCTGCCTCCTGTAACTACAAAGTACCTACTATCCGAACCTAATATATTATATTTTTTACCTATTGATATTAAACACATCCTTAATATTAAAGTCGTTTATATTATGAGTAGTTTCTACTGTTTCTTTTGGTTTGCCACATCCGTACTCAATTAGCAATTTAGCTGCTGCAATTCTATCTCGTGAATTTTCATTTTCATTTCTCATTATAGCTGCAATAGTTTCAAATGAATCTTTAACGTGTGGACTTGCTAAATTAACTCCCTTAAGTTCATCTTTTACGGAATGTCTACCAGCTTTACCCGCAGTCGAATGTCCTCCGTTATTCTTTCTATTATCCATAATTAATATAAATTAATTAGTTAAATTTATTAAAGTTGTAATTCGTTATAAATTCTATCTAATATTTGTTGGTCAGTTTTGTTTTTTAATTCTTTTTTTAATTGTTTTTTATATTCATTTTTTCCGATTCTAATTAAAATAGGAATTGATAATATAAAAATCCAAATTGAAACAATAATATAAATCATTTTGAATTAGCATAAAGCGTTTTTAAATCATTTATAACTGCCTTGCGTATATTCTCATTAAACGTATTAATAGTTAAATTGGTATTAAAAGAATCATTATAAATCTTAATCAATTCCATATCTGATAAACTATCTAACTTTGCAATTAACTTAATTTGCGCACGATTTAAAGCGTTAACTTGTTTAAATGGGAATAGTTTATTTAAAATGTTCTTTCGTTTCTCACAACCAACACAAGGCTTTATTCCAACTGCTTCAGTTAGTTTTGCGATTGAATCTCCAAGTCCTTCACTTTTTGACATAGTATTGTTTTAAATTCGTTTCTTATCCTGATTATTGTGGCTCGTGAAATTCCGCTTTGCCTGGCGAAGTTGTTAACCCCATCCTTTGTAGAAAAATTAACAATCAATTGTTTATAGCTTTTAAGTTCTTTCAAAGATTCTTCATAAGCTGCTGTGAAATCAATCTCCTCGTTTTGCTCGGTATATTCTTCTTGGTAGTAAACCGTTTTTTCTTTTACTTTATTTTTTCTATATTGGTCCAAGAATATATTCTTTATAACGCAATAAATATAAGAATGGTTTACTTCTTTATCTAACGTATGCATTTTTAAATACATTTCTTGTACCAGGTCGTTAGCGTCATCACGGTTTCCGCAAATCTTTAATGCAAACTTTACCCAGTCCTCGTGATGTTGTGCTAACTTTTCAATCATAATGCATCAAATATACTTATTTTTTTTTACAATATAAGTTACTAACATTAAAAAAACCCCTATAAAAAAACCTATTGTTATTCCTGTTGCAAATTCTATCATGCCTTACTTATTAAAAAATTCCATAACCAAATTAACTTTGGTCTTAAAAACTCGTATGCTATCCAAACTAAAATATATTTCATAGATTTTCTATTTCTTGTTTAACTTTTTGCCAATAAATAACGTAAATACTCATTTCGTCATAAGAATATAAACTCGCATCTAAAACCTCATCAACTGCTATTAATGCACATTTTTTAGCCATTGTCCAACTCATATTAAGAGTGTCTTTTTCAAAATCTCCTTGATATAAGTAACATAATTTTTCTGCTTTTTCTTTTGGTGTCATATTTTTTTATTTTTAATTATTGGCACTTTTTTAATTTAGTGCCGTATTATAGTTATTAATTCTGTCCCTAATATTGTTTAAATTTGGGACTAAAAAATTTAATCAATTATACATAAATAAACTTTTTCCCCACTCACATATTGAACCCTAAACAAATCACCTTCATTAGGCGGTAATTCATTATTCGGCAAAGTTAGTACAATAGTTTTATCTAAAAATTTTTTACTTTTCATACCTAAATGAAACATTATAATTCCAAATACTGCTATTAAAATTACTATCAATACGTTTTTCATTTTTCTTCACATTTCGTTGAACAATATAAATCTTTTGTTAATCCTGTGCTAATTATTTTACTGCATTTGTGGCATATGGTTGCACCTTTACCATTGTTAAATTTATGTATTGGATTAGTTACTTCCCAGTAATAATCACAATAATAAGAATCTAAATTAGGACTTTTACAAAACCAAGATTGCCTAAATTCACTCGGTTCGGCTTTAAATCGATAGCAATTATCTCTTAATTCGCAATAATCACCTTTGCACATTGTTATATCTGGCATCTTCTTTTATCTTTTTAAGTATTTCTTTTGCTTGTTCTTTCAATTTATATTCTTGCTCATAAATTGATAACCTTTGCGTTAACGGTTTTTTAATTCTTTTATTTGCCATTTTCCAATTCTTCTAAAATTTTATAGTCATTTATTGTAAACTCTTTCATCGGTTTTTCCCATAACTTGTGCCTATTATCTTTGCGTAGTGCTTCTATAATCTTTAAATAATGCCATCTTACCTCTGGCATTTCTTCTTTTTTAATTGGCTTTGGTTTTTTACGTTCCATTTCTCGATAATGAATGTACTTAACATTATTAAGTCTAAAGTCTATATCTTTAAATAAATCAGCAT